AGCATGACTGATCCCTATTGGCCCTTTCCTACTCAACCCCTGAAACCCTATAAAGAACCGAAGGGTTTTATCCCTTATCCATCAGACGCTGAGGAGTCACCATTATGACCGCTCAAGAGATTTATACCCTGTTAGAGAAGGCAGGTGTTGATTTTGAAATTGTAGCGATATTCGAGGGCTCTCGAAGTATCAATTTTAAGGTTGATGAAGAAGAAGAATCATTGGAGATTGAAGAATGAACACATTGAATACTGTAATTTTCGAATGGACTCCGCCAGACCTCAATTCTCCGGTGGATGTCACTATCGCCTTTGAGTACCATTGGCGGTTTGATGCAAAATGTAACAGCGAATACGAATGGGCAGACCCGTACGTTGAAGCTATCTACGTTGGAAACGTTGACATTATGCCTATCATGGATACTATCTACGTTGACATGGCACTAGATGCCTACCATAAACACCTTGAAAGAGAGAAAAATGAGCAATACTGAAAGAACTATCTGGCTTTTGGGGTCAATCTCTGCCGTGGCCCTGTCCGGGGTCATAGGATATCGATTGAGTACCCATTTCAACGATATTGAGAACCAGGGAGCACAGTCTAGGTGCTATTCAACCAAGAACTCGGACGCTTATGTTGCCAAGGTCGGCCCAGAAGACTTTGTGTGCTTTCGGGAGGACTATCATCGAAAGAAAATCACCAAGTCTCTGATTGTCATGCCCGATAGGCCACTAGAATAGCCCAGGAAGGCCCTTAAACGGGCCCAGGAGCGATTATTTTGAGGTGGTTAAGGGGTGGGTAGCCATAACACCAAAAAACGGCTAGAATCGAGGATTTTGAGGAGACACCATGAAATGTCAAATTTGTGACGCATTCTTAACTGATTTTGAATCAACCAGGAGGATAAGACACACCAGCGTGTATTTTGACCTTTGCAACCCATGTTTTGTGTCAATTGACACCCATCTGCCGGTTTCAGAACGTAAAGACCTTGCTACTGTAGGGGACTTTGATGACCATCTGAGCACCGAAGGGACAGAAGACGTACTATATAATAACTATAGAGTACTTAGAAGCATAGAAGACATCAATGATTAATAAATCATTAATGTTTATTGTCTTATATTAACTTTAAAGATATAGGGGTACACCATGGAAAACGAAAGCACTGATGAATTGATGCAATTGATTGAAGAATCATGGTATTGGTCAACGATTAATGATATTGTCGATATTTTTGACAAATACGGCATGGATAACGTCCTTGCAGACGTTGGAAACATGAAAATCCAGAGAGAAGAAGCTAAAAGCAATAAATTAGAGGAAGACATCTAATGTTGTTGTCTTTCTTTGTTTTTGTCTTAACCATCATTAAACTGTCACTTAAGTGACACTGGAGTACTTATGAAAGTCATCATGGAATACACATTACCAGAGGAATCTTTCCTGCTCAAATGTGCAGAGGAAGCAGTGTCCAACAGAATGCTCCTAGAATCGATTAAAAGCACCCTAGGATCGCATGAAAACTACGGGGTAGGGGCTGAGATAGCCCTACAGGAAATAAAGGCTCAAATGAGGGGTTTTAAATGAATGTTTACACCAGCGACATGATGCAATAATGTGTCGCAAAACCTTAGGAAAAACGACATGATCCACGAAACAACCTCAGAATTCGTTAGGCACATTGCCTGTGAACACTGTGGCTCCTCTGACGCTAATGCTCTCTACTCAGATGGGCACACCTACTGCTTTGCCTGCGGGGTGATAGAATCTGAAAACATAACCAACCATTTTTTTAAACCAAAGCCAGAAATGAAAACTGAAGGCGAAGTTAAACCGATTCCAGACCGAGGGATCACCAGGGACACCTGCGAGCACTACAAGGTCACTCAGACAGGTCAGAAGCATATCTATCCATATGCTGATGAGTCTGGGGCTTATGTGGCCTCCAAGGTGCGTACAGTGGCTAACAAGACCTTCTCGGTGGAGGGACATTGGGGTAAATCTACCCTGTTCGGTCAATCCCTGTTCCACAAGGGAGGCAAGTACGTCACGCTAGTAGAAGGTGAATTGGACGCACTAGCGGCTTTCCAGATGCTGGGCAGCAAGTGGCCTGTGGTGTCCATCAAGAACGGCGCTCAGAGTGCCCTGAAGGACTGCAAGGCTAACTTTGAATGGTTGGATTCCTTTGATAGCGTGGTGATCTGCTTTGATGCTGATGAGCCTGGGAAGAAGGCAGCAGAGGAGGTAGCTGAACTGTTTGGTGTTAAGGCCAAGATTGTTAAACATATTCAGAACTGTAAGGATGCCTGTGATTATCTTAAATCTGGTGAAACGAAGTCTTTTGTTGATTCTTGGTGGAAGGCTGAGACGTATGTCCCTGACGGAATTGTTGCTGCCTCGTCACTCTGGGATGAAGTAAGCAAACCAGAGCAACCTGCGGAGGCTCTGTATCCCTTCAAGGGACTGAATTCTCTGCTGTATGGGTTCCGTCCTGCTGAACTCGTTACAGTCACCGCAGGCTCTGGACTGGGTAAGAGTCAATTCTTGCGAGAGATCCTCTACCATATCCTGAACACCACGAAGTGGAACATCGGGGGCATGTTCTTAGAGGAATCTGTGCGGAAGACTGCTAGGAGCATTATGAGTCTCAGAGCTAACAAGTTACTGCACCTGCCCGACACCAAAGTATCAACAGAGGAGTTACATGATGCTTTCCAGCATACTCTTGGGACTGATCGTATTTATCTTTTTGACCATTTCGGTAGCACTTCTGCTGACAACATTATTAATCGCATCCGGTACATGGCAAAGGCTTGTGATTGTCGGATTGTATTTCTCGATCATTTATCTATCATCATTTCTGGTCAAGATAACGGAGACGAGCGCAAGGCCATTGATGTAATGATGACACGCCTGCGGACACTTGTGCAGGAACTTAACATTACTTTGATTGTTGTGTCTCACCTCAAGCGTCCTAACGGCAACCAAGGCCATGAGGATGGTCAGGCAGTGTCTCTGAGTCAACTGAGGGGCTCAGGGGCCATTGCACAGCTCTCAGACGCTGTAATTACCCTGGAGCGTAACTCCATGAGTGCAGACGCTACTGAGAGGCATACCACCAAGGTAGCAGTGGCGAAGAACAGGTATAGCGGCCTCACTGGGCCTGCCTGTGACCTGCGCTATGATGTGGATACTGGTAGAATGTTTGAGGTTAAACTGGAGGATCTATGAGCAAGTCAGACGGCGGTAAAGGCAGCAGTCCTCGCCCATTCAGCATCTCGGAAGAGGAATACGCACGCAGATGGGAGGCTATCTTTGGCAGAGAAGACGTAGAGAAGATCGTTGATGATGCCAAGAAGTATCTTGAGAGCACTAAGGAAAAGAAAGATGATTGAACACATCATTGTAGGAGCTACAGGGGTGGGCTACGCTATTGTAGGCACTCTCCAGTGGCTCAAGGGGGATTTACCTAACGGTATGATCTGGGTTGGTTACGCTTTTGCTCAGGTGGGCTTATGGATGAACCTAAAATGAATTCAAAATGTATTTTGAATAACAGATTGAAAGGATTTCAATCGTGATGGACATTGACACACTCGTAGGAAGGTTGATTGACCTTGAAGGCAAGTATTATGAGTTACAATCGAAGTATCAGACTCTTATCCATCAATACGAAGAACTGAAAGCATCGCATGAAGATAGCACTGGACATAGAGACCAATCGGTCATTCAGTACGATCCATTTACTCGTCACAAAGCACCTTGAAACCGGAGAAGTTAAAGTATGGAAAAATCCAAATGGCCTAAACGACTATCTAAGCAAGGCTACACTCCTGATAGCTCACAATGGGATCGCCTTCGATTTTTATCACTTGAACAGGTTATGGAAGACGAAGATCGGATTGAAGAGAACATACGACACATTAGTAGCAAGCAGGCTCTTAGAGCCAACGAGAGAGAGCGGACACAGCTTGGAAAGTTACGGAAAGCAGAGCGGTATTCCAAAGATTGATTACGCTGCCGTGTGGTCTTGGATGATGGACAGACGAGAGGAGTATCCTGGTGAATGTTTTGATAAACCCATTGACAGTCTTTTGGTACATTATTGCAAGAGAGATGTTGACGTTTTGGAAAAAACGTATGAGTTTCTGACACAAGAGCTGGAGAAGAAGGGGTTCTCTCCTGAGTCCCTGGAGCTAGAGCATCAAGTGGCAGCAATCATTGCTCAACAAGAGCGTAACGGATTCAAACTGGACACAATCCATGCAACCTGTTTACTTACTGACCTCAAAACAAAAATGGCTGAAATATATGAACAAATGCAAGAGAGATGGCCTCCAACAGTCTCAGAGCGGTTCTCAGAAAAGACAGGAAAGCGACTCAAAGACGAGATCATTACCTTCAATCCTGGATCACGAAAGCAAATCGGAGAAAAGCTTATCGAGCTTGGATGGAAGCCACAAAAGTTGACCCCAACAGGACAACCTTTGGTAGATGAGGACACTTTAAGGGGTGTTTTGTTCCCTGAAGGGCAAATAATTGCAGACTATTTTCTCTTGCAGAAGAGGATTGCTCAGATAGAATCTTGGTTAGAGGCTATGGGACCAGACGGACGAGTACACGGTAAGGTCATCACCAACGGGGCGGTGACAGGACGCATGACTCACTCTAAGCCTAACATGGCTCAGATCCCTAACGCTGGTAGCTTGTATGGCCCTGAATGTAGACAATGTTGGACGGTAGAAGATGGTAATGTATTGGTTGGTTGTGATGCTAGCGGTCTTGAGCTACGTATGCTTGCTCACTTTATGAAGGACGAAGATTATGTACGAACTGTCACTGAGGGATCATCTAAAGATGGAACAGATGTTCACACAGTTAACCAACGAGCAGCGGGACTTGCTACACGAGACCTTGCAAAAACTTTTATCTATGCGTTCCTCTATGGCGCAGGAGATGCGAAGATTGGTTCTATCGTTGGAGGCAGTGCAAGAGATGGAGCTGCTCTCAAGGACAAGTTCCTCAAGCAAACCCCAGCCCTTGGAAGACTACTCGCAACAGTCGCTAAGCACGCTGAGAAGGGCTCTGTACCTGGGTTAGATGGTAGACGTATTTGGGTACGGTCTGAGCACGCAGCCCTTAACAGTCTCCTACAAGGAGCAGGGGCTATTGTGATGAAGAAGGCACTGGTGATTTTTAATGATAAAATAAAGCTCAACAAGTGGCCTGTGAAGCTCGTAGCTAATGTCCACGATGAGTTCCAATTCGAGGTTCCTGCTCAGTTGGCTGAGGTGACTGGAGAGGCTGCAAAGCAGTCCATCATTGAAGCTGGTGTCTTTTACAAACTACGTTGTCCTCTGGACGGAGAATACAAATATGGAGCCAACTGGCGAGAAACCCACTGAGGATTTTGATGCTAGAATCATCATTGATGTCACCGAAGATAGCTTCAAAGTGTCTCATACTGCTAATCTTGATCTGGAGCAAATCTATCTTATCTTTGCAGCAGCGTTAGAATACATGGAATCTATGGGGGAAGCACCTCCAAAGTTCCTGAATTGACAGCCTGGAAAGACAGGCATTTTATTAACTTTCAAAGGAATTGAAAAATGAGTGATCTTAAACCCGTTAAAATCTCTGGAGAGCTGTTCTGGTCCAAATGGATGGCTGAATTCAATAAAGCTTTTAATGAGGACAATGACCGTTACGAGTGTACCATCGGTAATATCTCTGACGCTGATGTAGCCAAGCTCACGGGCCTGGGCATCCGAGTCAAGTACAAGGACTCCCAAGGTAACTACATTGTTGTCAAAAGCAAGTTCTTGTTTAAGCCCACTGACGCTGATGGCAACTTCATTGCTGTGGATGCTTTGGGTAATGGCTCTAAGTGCGAGGCACTGGTGACTGCATACAAGCACAAGATGAGTGCTAAGTTTGGCCTCTCACCGAGCATCGTGGGTAACTCTGAGAAGACTGCCCTGAAGGTTACTGAGGTGAAGACCTACGTACCTGATGCTAAGCAAGAAGATGACGACCTCATCTGAGCTTCCTAAGTTAGCTCTTATAGACGCAGACGTTATCGTTTATCGGGTAGCGTTTGCGTCTGAAGAAGAGACAGAGGAGATCTGTTTTGCAAGAGCTAAAGAACTCATCTTTGAAATAGTTTTTACGGAACTAAATTGCGATGACTATAAAGCCTATCTCACCGGCAAGGGGAATTTTCGACAAATGGTGGCGACCACAGCCCCATACAAAGGAAACCGAAAAGACTTCCAAAAGCCAAAGCACTACGATGCCCTCAGAGCCTACCTCCAGCGACTCGGAGCAGAACTCGTCGAAGGACAAGAAGCCGATGACGCAATCGCCATCGAAGCCACGAAAGAGCAGGACAAATGCTGGATAGTGTCGATTGACAAAGACTTCGATCAGGTCCAAGGCTGGCACTATAACTTCGTCAAGAAGGAAAAGTACTATGTCACGGAAGAGGAAGGAATCCGTAGTTTCTACACTCAGATTCTGACTGGAGATCGGACAGATAATATCCTCGGGATCAAGGGGATTGGACCTGTAAAAGCGGCTAAAATACTAGAAAACTGCACGACCGAAAGGACTTTTTATGATGCTTGTGTTAAAGCGTATGATGGGAATATTGAGCGAGTTACCGAAAACGGTGTACTGCTATGGTTAAGACGACACCCAAACCAGCTGTGGCTTCCTCCTTTACCCTCGCAGGATTCGACTGGACAGTCAGGTACGTTGAGGGACTTAGCGAGTACGGACTCTGTGACCCAAGCACCCAAGAAATAAAAATCAAAGCAGGAATGAATGAGCAGATGACTCAGCAGACCTTCTGTCACGAGCTGGTTCATGCAATCCTGTTCACGATGGGTAAGACTAACCACGATGAGGAATACACGGATGCTTTTGGGGCATTTTTGCATCAATACGAGAGGACTAAAGCTTGAAAACCAGTAGCGCAAAGGCAAAGGGACGGAACCTACAGAAGTGGGCAGCAGCAAGGCTCCTAGAACACGCTCCAGAGCTCGAAGGGGACGATATTAAGTCTACCTCCATGGGAGCCTCTGGCGAGGATGTTATGCTGTCTCCTGCGGCTCGTAAGATCTATCCCTGGCAGATTGAATGTAAAAGCTATGCTCGTATCGCCGTGTATGACTTCTACAACCAAGCCTGCTCACACGGGACGCATGAGCCTGTTGTCTTTATCAAACAGAACCAATGTAAGCCTCTTGTTATCGTAGATGCTGATTATTTTGTAAGGAGTTTTAGAAATGGAATTCAGACTAGTCAAGGAAAATGAAGACGGATCAGCAGACTATACTCTGCACTTATCTTCAGAAGAAACATCAGACATTATTCGTACTGTAATCATGAAAGCACTGATTTTAGCAGCGCAAGAAGGACCAAACTATGACCCAGGTAAACTTGATATGGTTGACACCACAAGCGGAGGAGAAGATAGCGTACATGGCTCGGGTGAGCAACCCAGCGAACCAGAACAACCCGCAGACGGCTTCAAAACTTCTCAAGTACTTGGTTAAGAACAAGCACTGGAGTCCGTTCGAGATGGTCAATGTCTGCATGGAAATTGAAACCACCAGGGACATTGCTCGTCAGATTCTGAGACACCGCAGCTTCAGCTTCCAGGAGTTCTCTCAGCGTTATGCTACGGCAGAAGCTTTTGAGACTCGTGAATGCCGTAAGCAGGACATGGTTAATCGCCAGAATAGCCTAGCCTTGGACATCTATGGCAACGAGAATGATCGTTATTTATCCACTTGGTGGGACGGAGTGCAGCAGAGACTGACCAAGGAAGCTGAGTTTCTGTATGAGGCTGCTCTCAATAAAGGTATCGCTAAAGAGGTAGCACGAGCACTTCTTCCTGAAGGTCTCACAGGCTCTAAACTGTACATGAATGGAACCCTGCGTAGCTGGATTCATTACATTGAGATTCGTTGCGATAAGGCAACACAGAAGGAGCATCGTGAGGTAGCGGAACAATGTCGAGATATAATCTTTGAACATTTTCCTTCGCTAGAGGAGGTACTTAATGGAGCTTGAAGACTATTTTCATCAAATTCAACAGGAGAAACTTATGAACCAAAAAGACACCACTGTAAGTATCAGCATAGACCAAGACAACTCTGATCTGTCTGATTTCCCTGACCAATACATCCAGCAACGTATGAGCTATTCCTGTACTACATGGATGCAGATGCTAGAAGATATCATCAAGGTGCTAGAACTGCATTATGGCTACTCGATCAGAGAGAACGTATTCTATGCGGTTAACTTCCCGATGTTTGACCATGATGTTTCACCAGCTCCTGGGCGTGAACTTAAGAAAAATGATTTTCTAAAACTGCTGGCTGAGCACCCAGAGCTTAACAATGGCGGTAAGCATCAACCTCAAGAAATATTTTCCCATTACGAAGAATGAGAATCCTTGTTATACCGGATTGTCAAGTCAAGCAAGGTGTTCCTCTGGAGCATCTTACTTGGGCTGGTCAGGCTATTACGGATTACCGGCCTGACGTTGTTGTTAACCTCGGGGACTTTGCTGATATGCCTAGTCTGTCTTCCCACGATATTAAAGGCTCCAAGTATTTTGAAGGGCTTAGGTACAAGTCTGATATCGACGTTACGAAGCAGGCTATGAAGATGCTCCTGAAGCCTCTCAAAGATCTCCAAGCTCGGCAGAAGAAGAACAAAGAGAAGGTCTACAAGCCTCGAATGGTTCTGACTCTGGGCAACCATGAGAATCGTATTGATAGGGCTGTTAACAACAATCCCACCCTTGAAGGGTTAATCTCAACAAAGGACTTAGGCTATGAATCAGACTGGGAAGTACATGGGTTCTTACATCCTGTTTTCATTAATGGTGTTGGTTTTAACCATTACTGGCCTGTCGGTGCTATGGGCAGACCTGCATCGTCTCCTGCTGCTATTATCAGTAAGCTACATATGTCGTGTGTTGCTGGACACCAACAAGGAAAACAAGTCGCCTATGGTAAGCGAGCTGATGGACGACCTATCACAGCTATTGTGGTTGGTAGTTATTATCTGCACGATGAGAGTTATATGGATCAGCTTAGTAACCGTCATTGGCGGGGCCTTCTCGTGATGAACGAAGTCGAAGACGGTCACTTTGATGAAATGTTTCTAAGCATTGAATACTTGGAGAAACGTTATGGACGAATGGAATCCTATCAGCAATAAACCTATTCCTGGTATGGCGTATCAAGTCACGGAAAAAGAAATAGACGAATACATGAAATCTTTGAAAATATTGGAACCAGCGCCCCAAAAAGGTGCTAATTCTAAGCAAATCTCTGGTAGTCACTATAGTGACAAAGAAATCCAGCCTTGGGACTACATTCATGCAAATAACCTTTGCTATTTTACTGGAAACTGCGTAAAATACGTGTCCCGCTGGAGAGACAAGGGCGGTATAGACGACCTCAAGAAAGCCATCCACTATCTTGAAAAGCTAATTGAACTAGAACAAGGAAAATAATGACACCCTACGCCACTTACATAGCCAAATCACGCTATTCACGATTCCTAGACGATAAAGGACGACGAGAGCACTGGCCCGAAACCGTTACTCGGTACTTTAACTTCATGGAAAAGCACCTCAAGGATAAGCACCAATATACGCTCAGTCCTGCCCTTCGTCATGAGCTTGAAGAGGCTGTGACTAACCTAGAAGTTATGCCTTCTATGAGATCAATTATGACTGCTGGTGAGGCCTTGGAGCGCCAGAACATTGCTGGTTATAACTGCTCGTACCTGCCCATTGATGACCCCAAAGCCTTCGATGAGGCTATGTACATCCTCTTGTGTGGCACAGGTGTGGGCTTTAGTGTGGAGCAGAAATATGTTAACAAACTACCAGAGATTCCTGAAAAGCTGTACGACAGCAATACTACTATTGTTGTTAAAGACTCCAAGGAAGGATGGGCAAAGGCTCTCCGTCAAATCATTGCTCTCCTCTACGCCGGTGAGATCCCGAAGTGGGATGTTTCCTCAGTTCGTCCTGCCGGTACACGCCTTAAAACCTTCGGTGGACGGGCAAGTGGACCCGAGCCTCTGGTGGAGCTGTTTAAATATGTTATCGCCAAGTTCAAAGGAGCTGTGGGGCGTAAGTTACACACCATCGAGTGTCATGATATTCTCTGTAAGATCGGGGAAGTTGTCGTCGTGGGCGGAGTGCGCCGTAGTGCTATGATCTCCCTGTCTGACCTCGGTGATGACCGCATGGCTCACGCTAAGGCAGGCAACTGGTGGGATGGTAACGGTCAACGAGCCTTGGCTAACAACAGCGCTGTGTACGAGGTAAAGCCTGATGTTGGTCAGTTCATGCGTGAATGGTCTAACATCTATGAATCTCACTCCGGTGAGCGAGGAATCTTCAACCGTTATGCTTCAGAACTTCAAGCAGAAAAGAATGGCCGTCGTAGCCTGGGTAAAGAATGGGGTACGAACCCTTGCAGCGAGATTATTCTTAGACCTTATCAATTTTGCAATCTTTCTTCCGTTATTGTTCGTAACGGCGATGATATGGATCGACTTCGTAATAAGGTTCGATTGGCAACGATTCTGGGAACTTTTCAATCGACGATGACCCACTTCCCGTACCTGCGTAAGATCTGGCAGACCAACACCGAGGAAGAGCGTCTTCTGGGCGTATCTATGACCGGTATTCTTGATAATCCGTTGCTGAACAGCGCCTATGACCTGGACCTTCCTAAGCGCCTTGAGGAGTTGAAGAATGTTGCTATTGATACAAATGCTCGGATGGCTAACGATCTTGGCATCCCTGTGTCTGCCGCTATTACTTGCGTTAAACCGGAAGGCACTGTGTCTCAGCTTACGGGAACTGCTAGCGGTATCCATCCCCAGCATAGTCAGTATTACATTCGCCGTGTGCGTTCTGACAACAAAGACCCTCTGACCAACTTCCTGAAGTCTCAAGGGTTCCCGTCTGAGCCGTGTGTGATGAAGCCTGATTCAACCACTGTGTTTAGCTTTCCTCAAAAGGTGGGTGAAGGGGCGGTGCTACGGGAGGATTTGAGTGCTGTAGAGCACCTGGACCTCTGGCTGGTATTCCAGCGCCACTGGTGCGAACATAAGCCTTCTGTGACCATCTCTGTTAACGAGAATGAGTGGCCTAAAGTCGGTGCTTGGACCTGGGATCACTTCGATGAGGTCACTGGCGTGTCTTACCTGCCCTACGATGGTGGTACGTATCGTCAGGCTCCCTACGAGGAGATCACTGCTGGTGAGTACCTCCAGATGGCTCTATCAATGCCAGAAGACATTGACTGGGACGCATTCATCGAGGGAACTGACAATGTGGAAGGCGCTCAGATGCTATCCTGCACCGCTGGCGCTTGTGAGATTGCATTCTGATGAATTGCAGTATCGACTTCATCCACGGACTCGTATTCGGTATCGCTCATGCGGATACCTTGTACGTTGAGGTTGACGAAGAAGAAATATATGAAAAGACAGGTATAGTGATATTACTTGGATTCGTTCAAATAACCTTCTTCTGGTAACTAAAA